TCATATACTTTATTAACCGAAGGTGAGCCGTTAGGAGGTACGTGCTTTGATATGTATGGAATTGGAAATGCAGAATCTTCAGGTAGTTTTCTTCTCATTATCTGATATTCTACTTTTATTTTAGTAAGAGGAATATTAAATAATTCTGAATAGTATTTTTTATATAATAGGATTTGAGAATTTTTCATCTTATCCGCTTTCTGATATTGATTCCAACCCATTGTTGAAGTTTTTAAATCAACAATTATAATTGAATTTTCAGCTAAATCTTTCAATACAATATCTATGTAACCAATAAAATGAACACCCGGTTTAATATTTGCATTTAATGGAATCTCAATACCAACTAGTTCGTAGCCAGATTTAGAATAAAATTTACTACAATACTTTTTAAACCAACTAAGAATTCGTCTACCATCACCATAAAATTCTTCTAATTCTAATTGAGTACACGGAGCACCCTCACTAAGAGCTTCCTTTTCTTTAGTAAAATTTTCTTTCATTCTATCCAATAACAATCTATCCAATTCAATTTCATCGGCTTGTTTTTTGGATACACCATACATTACCGAAAGATAATGTTGGATAGTTTCGTGCATTGCACTACCAAATAGTGTGTGAATGTTACCAGAACTTTCACCTAATTTATCTATGTAGTTTAACTTATATTGTTGGGGGCAGCTACTCCACATTGAGTACTGCGAAAATGATACTTTTGCCATTGAGTTTGTTTAAGCCTTAAAGATACGAAAAAAGGGTGAGATTACCAAATTATACTTTAAGTTTTAACTTAGTAATTTCTTTTGGATTTGTGCCGTACGCTTCGGCAATTCGTTTAATTTCTTCTCTACCAGTAGTACTTTCATATAATATATCCAAATATTCAGATGCTTCTCTCGTAGAAACCATAAACCATTTGGCTACCAAATCGATAATCCATTGTTCATAATCTTTTACCGATTTACCTTTCATATAACGAAGATATGTTTTACCTTTTGGTATGACTCCTATTAATGCTTTATAAACCGCTTTAGGAGGTGCTTCTTGAATATATGGTTGTATTTCTGCTACCATCTCAACCCAATCGGGGTTCATAGACATATAACGGATAATTAACCAATTACTCCAAGTTTTTTTATCAGCATCATCTAACTTATCCCAATACTTTGGGTCCTGGTCTTTTGTAATTGCATTGATGTGGTCGAATAATCCTTTTGCCATTAGTCTTCTACTTTTAAACCCGGAGGTAATAATTCATTTAATACTTCACCACAATCACCACATAAGAATAACTCTACGGGTAATACTTCATCCTTTGTTTTTCCGGTTAATAACTTTGAAATCTTACGAAATCCAAACCCTTGTACAAAAACTTCGCCACCACATTTCTTACATGCAATTGCTTCGGTTTTCTCTAATGAAATTGGTTTTTCTTCTTGTCCTCCTATTGGTTGTCCACCTGCTCCTAAAATGTTTGCCATTAAATTATATTTAAAATTTGAATTAATGTAGCCGCCGCGATAATTTCTTTATCAATTGCTACTGCGGATTTAGCAACCCCATCACCTAAAACTAAAATTACATTTGCAGTATTTTCTCCCGCATAATCATCAACTTTGTCATATAGTAATGTATAAAGGTCAGAAAAATCAGTAGCCTTTGAATCAAGAACTGTTTGCCTAATTTTCATATATTTGTTTCTCTTATCATCATTTGATTTAAGAACTTCTAGAACTTTCAACTTATAATCATTCTCTAAAAGATTTTGCACATCAACTTGTAATTTACCTTTAAGAGAATTTAATTGACAAGTATTAATAATCTTACGAATATCAGGATAAGAAGAATCAATAATTGGAACTAAATCTTTTGGGTCAAACTCAATACTTTCAGATTTTAAAATCTTACTCATTTGAATTGCTACATCTTTTTTAGTTGGTGGTGTAATTTGAAATGTTTGGCAACGGCTTTGAATTGGTTCAATAATCTTTTCAATATAATTACAAGTTAAAATAAACCTACAATGCTTACTGAATGTTTCCATTAAGTTTCTCAAAATCGCTTGTGCGTTTGGAGTCATATAATCAAACTCATCTAATATAATAATTTTATATTTTTTGAATCCCATAGATGATGCAAAGTTTTTTACTTTATTCCTTACGGTTTCAACATTGTTCTCATCGGATGCATTAATCATCATAACATCACAATCAATTGAACTAACAATTAATTTTGCTAATGTTGTTTTACCAGTACCGGCTTTACCAAAAAATAAAAGATGGGGAACATCTTCGTTTTCAATATACCCACTTACTTTACTTTTTAAGTGTTCATTTCCAACATAATCATCTAGCTTAGATGGACGATATTTTTCCACCCATAAGGAGTGATTTATTTGTTCTTCTTTAAATTCAAACATATTTTTATTTTTTTATTTTCCAGTTGAACCGAATCCGCCTTCGCCTCTTTCGGTGTTTGTTAATTCATCTACTTCTTTAAATTCTATCGGTGGATGTGGGATAATCATAATTTGTGCCACTCTATCACCTACCGCATATATTGTAGATGCTACACCTCTATGCTTTCTAAATGTAGCTTGTAGTTCGCCTCTATATCCACTATCAATTACACCAACGCAATTTGTTAAACTTAAATCAGTCTTTCTAATAGATGAACGAGGAAATACTAATCCTACAAATCCGTTTGGGATTTCCAATGCAATACCCAATCCATATGTAATTTGAAATACGTCTTCACTTATAACTGATGTTGCTATTACATCCATACCAGCATCACCAGCTTTTGCGTAAGTTGGAATTACTGCCGAAGGATTAATTTTCTTTATTTTGACTTGCATCTATTACACTTTTAAGGTTATGTTCTCTCAATTTTTTTCCTTCATCTGAAAGTTCTCTGGCGAATAATTTAAAACGTTTACCATTTTGCTTACTTGTAAAAGATATATAAGCATCTTTAGTATTACTAATAGTAAATGTTACAGTTGGTTCTTCATCCGTCATATCTTCGCCTGTCCATGCAAATATTTGTGGTTCATCACCATCAAATTGGAATACCCATTCGCATTGTTCTAATTTTTCAACCGGTGACATTTTTACTTCACCAATTGGTTCTAAATTTTCTTCTTGTGTTTTTTTAGTTTTTGCCATAATTTTATTTTGTTTTACAAATATACGAAAAAAAGTTTAGAATTCAAAAAACTTTTTTGCGTTTTGAGAATCGGCGGATGCCATTTCCCATTTTAGAGCGTTATAAAAATCAGTTAGTTTGTTTTCCAACTCTGCTTTATAAATTCCATCTCTATCAACATATTGTTCTACGAAATCCATAATTTCTTTTGGGTCATTATAATCTCTAAATGCCAACGTGTCTATTCCTAATGGATTACTTTTAAGATATACCCATTTAACTTTTTCACCATCTCTAATTGGTTCGTATTTAAACGGACATTCAAAGAATTTCAGTAATCGGTTATATGTAATACCAGCCTTAACGTGCGCAGGTGTTCCTTTCTCAAAGTTTGCAATAGCCAATCCGCTATCTTTTCTCCACTTACCTTTATCGTATTTACTTAATTCTTTAATAGCCCCACCTTTGGCGATTTTATTAATACGAAGATTAGGTAAACTCTTTTTAAATTCTAAAAGTGATTCATTTATTTCTTCGTTTGTTTTACCCATTAAGATATCTTTTAACATCTTAGCCATAAAGTCCTGAAATGCCTTTGGGAATGATGAACGAACTACATCCAATCCTTTTACATCCAACTTATCACAAGGAATACCATTCTTTAAAATCATCCATTGTGCGTATCTTTTCTTTGCTACCCAAAATCCTGCTTTACTGATATATTCTTTCTTAATTTCAAAACGATGTTTTTCTTTTGGAATACAAAAAAATCGTTCAGCTAATAAATTGTAGAATGAATTTAAAAACGATTGTGTTTCATCTGCAATGGTATTAACTTCCGCCGCCATTCTATCTTGGTCAAATGTTTTATATTCAGGATATCTATGTTTTACTAAAGGCTCTGCCATCATATAAATTGAATCGGTATCAATATAAACATTGTAATCATCTTTTGTACCTAACTCTTTTTGGTATTTAAGATTTGCCATTTCCGCAGTTTTTTTAATTACGGTTTGACCGGTAATTGTTACGGCTTCGGCGTTATCAATATCATAGAAACGAAATGCTACAAGTCCTAATACACCATACATCGAATTCAAAAGAATCTTTTGTACTAATTGTCTTTTTGCATAAAAATCATACAATTCAGTATTACCTTCTTCTCCATATTTTTTTTCTAATTTTCTGAACTCAACTCTTTTATTAAACCAATTATCTAAAATATCTGCAATTAATCCCGGCTTCTTTTGAGTATATAATACCCCATTTGCAGCTACACCTAATTGATTACCTTTGATAACTTCCTCTAATTCTTTTCTATTATATGTAAACTCTTTTGTTTTTCCAACAACTGTAAATTGCCTTTCTTCACCCCTAACCCAAGCTTCAGGATCCCAATTTGAAATCTTACCAACTTTAGTTTCCGGTGAAATATTCAGAGTCATAATAATTGATGGGTACAGAGATGTTAAATCCAAATCATATATCCAATCATACTTACCAACAATAGGTTCTTTTACATATGCCCCAATAAACTTATCTTCACCCGCTTCTGATTGTTCGGCGAGTTTATCTTTGTGATTTTTTGGTTTATTTGGTGCTACTAATTTTTTTGTTTTAAGA